AGCAGGTTGCTTTTTCAGCCAACCGCCAAATGTAGTCTTTGCAGATGTAGTCCCCGCCCCCTTTGCGCCTACTTGCGGCCGCTCGCCTGTGACCTTAGCGCCTAAGTCATATTGCGGGTCAACAACCATATTGAGAGTAGAGCGACAGTTAAAGTGAGCAGGTGGTTGAGGATAATCGCTGTTAATAGGGTAAATCTCACCATCTCGACCAGCGCAGGTTAAAGTAGTGCGGTCGTCTAGTGTAGCCAACCACTGTACGCCCTCTAAAACGTCACTATTAGCCGCTATAGTCTCGCTTCTTGCGATTGATGCTGTATGATTTGTCATTGTCCTAGCTAATGTGTCAGCCTGTCTAGCGGTCACTCTGCCTAAGTCTTTTATCTTTGTGCTTATCTGTGCGTTAGTCTCGCCAAGTAAATAGCCATCATTAACGGCCAGCTTTATAGCCTGTGATTGCTTAGCTCCAAACTGCGTTAGCGCTTGCTCAATGTTTAATAGTTGCCCCTGCTTGGGACTAAATGTCTTTACAGCTAAAGCAGTTTCTATCTGTGTAATAGATGGGAGCGCAAAACTAAACTCTGGGACTGTAGCAGATGTAACCATACCTGCGGTAAATTCAGCCTCTTGCAGTGCAAATTTATTAAGCTCAAGAATCATAGCTGTCTTGTTTTTGTCGTAGCCACCGCTTATTAATTGGTCTAAATCTAAATTTATTTGCCGTAGCCTTGCGCTACCTACATCTGTAAGCTCTTGCTCTGACAGCATAGCCAAAACTTTAGACTGAACCCGCTTGAGGCCAGCAACATAATCTTTAGCGACACCAGCACCATACCGCTGTATAAACAGTTGATGCCTAGTCGCTACGTCTGTGGTGTATTGGTTACTCGACAAATTCGCCTTCTCTTAGATAATCGTCAGTTATTGACCAGCGTAAATCTGCATCAGTTGTATAAGGGCAGTCATTCGCCTCAATCTTTTCTTCAATAATCTGGTTAAGCTCGTCAATCTGGTCTTGCGTTAATTCGTGATATTCCATTTTCTTGCCCTCGATTAAGGGGCTTTCGCCCCTGTTAATTAATAGATTCCTCGATCCCGATTGTAAGCATCTTCTTGCTCTGCTTCTCTCCAACCATAACCGCAACCATCTTCGTACCATTGCTCAAGTTCTCGCTCTTGACGTAATTCTCCTTCAGCAATCGCATCTTCAATTTCTGCATCAGTTTCTGGGTACTTGTTTAAATCGTTCATTTTGTTGCCCTCTTTGTTAGTTGATGGTGTAACTATAAGGGCTATTACGCGTAATGTCAAGCAATTATTTAAAATAAATCAAATTATTTTATAAATCTACAATATTACCATTTTCCTCATCAATCTCGTCATTGGTGCGCTCGGCCTTAACTATGCCCTGCGCTCGGCTCATATCCTGTAAATCTGACTTAGCAATAATGCCCCTGTCATTAAGCTGGATAGCGGCCATCAATAGCTGAGGATTAGCGTCATCATCAAAAAACTTCTTATTCAGAGTGTATACGGCCTCTGTGGCATCTACGCCCATAAACTGCCCGCACCAATCAATGCAAGTTGCTATAGCTTCTGATACGTTATCTGCAATTGTAGATAGAATAGAGCTTTCGCCTGTAGCGTCTATGCGGCTCTGTGTAGCCGTCTTAGCGCTGGAATCCTCAACCATGCGAGCGCCTAGCTTCCGCATTTGTTCCTCTTTACGAACCATTAAGCGGTCTGCTAATTGATTCTCTGAGGCTTGCACTGAACTGAAGCCGCCAGACTCACCCAAGAAATGACCCGCCATACTGCCCACAGTAATACCATTGGGGTTAGCCTCTGAAAACTGCTGTAAGCTCATAGAGCTAGAAACGCCTAATGTTAGCTGGCCATGTATAAAACAATTCTCCTCAAGGTCAGCAGAGTTGCGATAGTGAGCGATATTAATATTAGCAATATCAGCCAAAGGTGGAACATCAACACCTGCATCATTGTTTTCACTCCCCACAATAAAGAGCGGAATGTAGTCAAAGGCAGTCCCATCAGCTTTTTTAGGAGCAAATTCTTGAGTATAGGGCGCATCATCTCGGTAAACCTGTTGTGTGTATATGCCATCTCGTAACCTCAATACTCGATATTGCTTAGCCATCTCATAGCTAAACTCATCATCATCATTGTCATATAGCTCACAAAGCACCGCCATCGTCAGTACTTTACGACCCCCCACTACACCAACATTCCAGTTGGTAAAATTCTCTGCTGTATATCGGTTGATATTCGCTTGCGGCTGTATCTGTTGCTGTTGCTCAAGTGTCAAACCCTCACCAACGCTAGGAAAATCAACTAATAACGCATGACGGCCTTTACCGATAACCTCACCGCAGACATCTTTAGCTAGACTAGAAAGCGACTCACCAGCCCCATCAGCGTTATCTAATAGATAGTCTAGGCCATCAGGAATATCAACCTCTGGCTCTTTTCTAAAGATTGCCCCGTTTAAGCCTTCTTTGGTACGGCCTGTGAAGTTGACAAATACAGCCCTATTTAGATAGCTAACGTATCTTGTCTCATTAACGCTCACGCCTTCCATTGGTCTAAGGTATGTAGCTCTGGCCTTCTTGATTGCCCGTTGCCCCTCACAGCAATCAGTGACCTTGCTCCACTCATCGACATAGGTGTTATATTCTGGGTTCTGTTGGTCTACACTCATAGCATCACATCACAAATTTAAACGGCACTGCCGATATGGGTTTATTAATTGGCAACTCATATGCAATAGGATAGGTTGCCGCGTCTATTAAATGATCAAGCCCGCTAGTCTTATCAGGGTTTCCGTTGGTATCATAGCTTAATTGCTCGAAATTACCAGCTAGCTCTTGACATCTTTCGCAGTTTATCATAAGTGTACCAGATTCAAAGGCTGAGTTTGTAGCCATTACCCTATCTTTAATGAATGGGTTTTTCTTGTTGACCCGTATCATATACCCGGCAGACTCTAACAAACTTATATCGCTTATTGATGCGTCAACTGTCTTGCGACTGCCCCCACTAGCATCAGGGTAGATAGCAACATTGTGATGCAGGTAGCGTTCTTTAAGTGCTGTAATCATTGATGGCGTATCATATATGCCGCATAGCTCCTCGACTGCGTGATAAACCTCGCCCCTTAAAACGTAAACAACTGCACTCATATTGGTCACGTTAAAATCCATACCGACTAATAATTGATCATGCTCTTGTATGGTTTCTGTGCTGTTGTTTCTGACCCTATCAAAGCCTGTGTAAACTGTGCCTTGCGTTAGGTTGACAAACTCCCCCTGCGTGTAAGCCTGTAGAAGCTGGCTAGGGTAGATTGCTTTAAGGTTATCTAGGTAGTCTGCTGGTAGATGCGGATTAGATGACGTTGGCGCTTGAATAATTACAAAATCAGGCTTAGGGTCTTTCTTCCAAGTCTGATAGACGAATTTAAAACCCTCTGGCGTTGTTGTCACCCCTATAGTATTTGGGCTTCCGTCAGGCTTGATCTGCCTGTTACGCGCCATAATTGCCCTAAATGCCGCCCCCGCATCGCTTGCTTTGAGTGTATCTAGCTCGTCAATGTCTGCGTCTGCGTGTTCATAGCCAATAATTCTATTAATGTTTTCCATCGACCTAAAGATAATTTGACCATGACGGCCTAAGTCAATGTAGTTAAGAGGGGATTTGTAGAGCTTATAGGGTATCTCTAGGTTTGTTAGTATTTCCTCAAACCGAGGCCAAGCAATCATTCTAATCAAATCATAGGTAGGCTCATAGAATCCCCTGTTAGTGCTAGGGTTTCTCAGCTTACCGATTATACAACGTAATACAGCCGCCTCAGTCTTGCCAGCTCCAAACCCTGCAACCAGTGCAGGAAATTTGGCCGTATGATTGATGTATTTGAACTGTGGGCTTGTTGGGTTAATCCTAGCCATCAGACAGCATCAGGGTTCACAATCTCTATACTGACCTTATCCCCATGATTGTACTGGTCTATCTCTTGCTTATCGACCTGCCCAAGTAACTGCTTACCAAGCCATATAGCCATAGTTGCATTGCCGCCATCGACTAGCTCAATCTGCTTACGTCTCAGAGATAACCTGCCATGCGCCTTACCCCTATCGACAGCGTTAGCAAAATCAGGCTCCTCATTGTACCTGCGCTGTACTGTCTTAGTGCTAACATTGAAATAAGCCGCTATCTCATCATGCGTACAATTAAGACGACATAATGCTTCTAACTGCTCCAAACTAAACTCTATTTTCTCTCTCATAACGCCCTTTTAATATTAGACTTTGTTAAATAGTTTGACGGTTTTTTGACATTTCGTCAAATGTAACCCCGTCTAGTGTAGCTTGTTTACCTGTGTATTCTTGCCAGCGTTTGATTATTACATCGCAGTATTTAGGGTCTAGCTCCATCATTCTGCAATGTCTGTTTGTTTTTTCACACGCAATCATGGTTGACCCTGAGCCACCAAACAAATCTAAAACAATATTATTTGCTAAAGTTGTTTTATCGATAGCCTCAACAGGCAATGCGACTGGCTTTTGTGTTGGGTGTATGTATGATGACGCGCTGTCTTTGTCAACTTTCCAAACGCTACCAATACGCTTGCCTTTAAGTTCTGCGCCTCGATGCCAAACCAAAGCTGTTTCATAATCACTTGCAAAAGTTCTTTTTAAATCACCAATGCCGCCACCACCCTTAAACCAAATCACTTGATTTGATGGGTAGCCAAAACCACTGAAAATATCAATCCATTTTGTAAGCACTTTCCAACTTGTCCAAACAAAAACCCAACCTTTTGAAAATGCTTCAACGACAGGAGCAAAATCTATAAAATCATCGTCATTTTTTAAAACATCGAACTTTTCTGTTTTGGTACGCATATTTGATTGATAGCTGACACCATAAGGTGGGTCAGTGAAAACCATATCAGCTTTGTTACCTGCCATCAGTTTATCAACGGCATCGATACTTGTTGAATCACCGCACATCAATCTGTGATTGCCTAATTCCCAAACATCACCTTCAACTGTGATAGGGTCATCAGGTACATCAGGCACATCATCTTCATCAGTCAGACCCTCTTCTGCATCAGGTATCATAAGGCCATCAAGAAAATCATCATCAAACCCGAGCAAATCTAGGTCAAAATCTAAACTATCTAAACCCTCAATCTCTAATTTTAACTTGTCTAAATCCCAGCCAGAGTTAAGTGCTAGCTGGTTATCAGCTATGACGTAAGCCTTCTTTTGAGCCTCAGTAAGCCCATATAGAGTTATAGTGGGTATCTCGGTTAGCTTTAAAACCTGTGCCGCAGACAACCTGCCATGCCCTGCAATGATGCCACCCTGCTCGTCAATAAGAATAGGG